AACAGCCTACAGTCAAGCACCGCCAGCGCAGTCTCAGCGACCGTGCGCGGCGCTCAGGTTAAGCTGGAATCTTATGCTAGGACAATGGCTGAGACAGGGGTCAAGGCACTCTTTAAGGGTATTTTGCACTTAGTTCTCAAATTCGATAACAAAAAAAAGATCGTGCGCCTTCGCAATCAGTTTGTGCCTATCAACCCAGCCGAGTGGTCTAGCCAGTTTGACACGGTTGTGCAGGTTGGCTTAGGCACGACTGACGACGAGACAAAGATTGCCTTCCTGACGCAGATCGCATCAAAGCAAGAGCAAATCCTGATGCAGCTAGGTCAGGATAACCCGCTTGTTACGGCGCAGCAATATGTTAACACCCTGCGCTCAATCACTGAGGTTGGCGGCTTTAAGGATAGTAGCCTGTTCTTTAACTCGCCTGAGCAAGTCACGCAGTTTATGGCGGCCAAGCAACAGCAGGCAGCCAACCAACCGCAGCAGCCGTCACCTGAGCAGCAGCAGATGCAGCAGCTCATGCAGCTAGAGCAGCAGAAGGCTCAGGCCGACATCCAGATCGCGCAGCAAAAGGCTGAGGCTGACATTGCGCTGAAGCGCGAGAAGATGCAGGCCGAGATCCAGATGGAGCGCGAGAAGATGCAGATGGAATTGCAGATGCGCCAGCAGGAGTTACAAGCCGAGGCTGAACTGCGTGTCGCCAAGGCGGTGACTGACGCCGAAATATCAACTAACTTACCGAGGGCATAGAGATGGCCAAGATGAACAAAGTCATGCCGCCGCGTAACACAACCATTCGTGGTCAAGATCACCTACTGGCCTACATCACGCCCAAGGAAGCGCAAATGCTTATGGACAAAGGCGGTTCTGGCAAGGCTGGCCCTATGGGTATTCCTGCGTTTGATGACGCAGATGAAATTGGTGACGCAATAGCCGAGGCCGTAGCGTTTAGTGACGAAGGCGCGGGATACGATTACTCTGACTTTTACACAGAAACGCCAAATGTTAAGACAGGTTTTAGCGATTACGCTATAACAAATCCAAATCAAGGCGCAAGAAACGCCGTTGCAGAACAGCTTGCGATTCAACGCGCATATAAAAAGCCTAAGCCTGGCCCGGGAATTTTAGGGTCATTATTTGAAAATAGGCCAAGGAATATGATGAACCTTCTTCAAGCAAAGGCTGGTCAATTTATGATGCCTAGAATTGACAGGGCTTTGCAGGACAACCTTATGAATCCAGTTTATGGGTTTAATAACAGGGTTACCGGCGCGGCTGACAAATATGGCAACCTTATTGAAGGCACTGACCCCCTGAGTTCTTTGAGAAGCACCAGAGAGGCGGGCGGCATTGGCGGTGACGTTTTTGAGCCAGAAGTCAAGCCAGTAGACCCAGAAACCGGCCAATGCGATGAGGGCTACATGTTTGATGAGGACATGCAGGCTTGTCGTCTAGCTCCAGTGGCAATGGCTGAAAGTCAAGCCGCAGGCGGAGTTATGGCGCAGCCCGGCGATGCGTATGCGCGTATGGGTTTGCTGGACGTGGCACCTACTGGACTGCCGCAGTTCCAACAGAGATACGGTGCTGGCTTTGGTTCGCCATCAGACTTTGCTGCGGCCAACACCGCGTTCAGACGCCAAGGCGCATATCGCCCAGAATATTTTGACCAGCCATATCCGACGACAGGCTACACACTATTAAGTTAGGGAAAACATGAACGAAGGTAAGGCGAGGGAGGCGGTGCTGAGAGCTGAGAAGGCCGAGGCACTGCTTAGGAATGAGTTGTTAACTGAGGCGTTTGATTATTTGGAGAGCCAGTTTGTGCAGGCTTGGAAGTCAAGCGGCATAGGTGAGGCCGAAGACCGAGAGCGAATTTACCAATTAAGCCAGAACCTTGAAGCCCTAAAGGGGTATTTTCAAACGGTGATATCGGATGGTAAGATGGCGCAATCGCAGATTGACGAAGTCAAGAGGCGCTCCACTTTTAACAAGAGATAAGGTAGAAAAATTATGGTCGACAATCCTAATGGAACCGACAACATTTCAATGAATGACGCAATTAGCCTTCTGAACACTCCCACTGAGGACACCGTTACAGATGAGCGAAATGAGGCTGAAGATCAGCCTCGACAGCCCGAAGCCGAGGCGCAAGTCTCATCCGAAGATCAGGCGCAGGACGCCCCCGAGGATGACGACTATGACGATGAGGCTGACGACGGCGAAGATGCCTACGAAGACGATGATGACGACGAGGAAATTGACGAGGAACCCGCTGAGACGCTGTACACCGTAAAGGTGGACGGCAAGGAAGTGGAAGTTAACCTCGAAGAAGCCCTCAAGGGTTATCAACGTCAGGAGGCATTTACTAAGCGATCAATGGAACTGGCCGAGCAACGCAAGGCATTTGCTGCTGAGGCAGCAGAAACAAAACAGCTCCGTGACGCTTACGCGCAGCAACTTGAGTTACTGCAAACCCAACTCCAGCAGACAAACCTCACTGAGGAACCTGACTGGACAGCCTTGAAGAATGAGGGCTATTCGACTGACGACATTTTCTTTGCCAAGACCGAGTGGGATAAGCAACAAAAGCAAATCCAACAAGTGGCGGCAGAGCGTCAGAAGATTGCCCAACAGCAGGCACAGGAGCAGGAGCAGAACCTAAAACAGCACTTGCAAAACCAACGTGTCGAAATGCTTGAGCGCATACCTGAGTGGAAAAATGACGAAACCCGCGAGTTTGAACGCAAAGAAGTCATTAAGTACGCACAGAAGCGTGTCGGGTTTAGTGAGGAAGAAATCTCATCCGCGTCAGATGCACGCGCGATTGAGCTTTTGTACAAAGCGTGGAAATGGGACAATCTAATGGAAAAGAAACCCACAACCAAAAAGCGCACTCGCCAAGCACCGAAGATGGCCAAGGCAGGGCAACCGGCAACCAAGCGAGAAGTTGCTAATCGTTCAAAGCGGAAGGCGCGTGAACAGTTTGAAAAGGCTGGCACCGTTGACGCTGCTGTACAACTTTTGATGGGTAGATAACCCGAAGGAGCAAAAAAAATGACTGTGTTCACAACACAAAACGCTGTTGGTGAGAAAGAGCAACTCGCCGACATCATTTACCGCATTAGATAGGGTAGGTGCGGTCTAAACCGGATGAACTGCTGGAACCCTAAGGCGAAAGCTATGGCAATCAGCATCCAAGCCGTCGGTACACCGGCGGAAGGTTCAGAGACTACCTGAGGGGTAAAGCCCCCTTAATAACAGGCTAGAGCGTCCGGCACTCCAACTCGGAGTGATGATATAGTCCACCCCCACCGAAAGGCTGGGATAGAAGGCGACCCTGCGGAAACACCAATCTTCTCTAACGTGAAGAAGGAGACATCAAACGGCATTTTCGTCGAATGGCAAGTTCAGGAGCTGACCGCTGCGTCTGCTACTAACTACCACAACGAAGGCGCCACAACATCAACTGCTGCGGCGACACCAACTGCACGGATCGGTAACTACCACCAGATCAGTAAGAAGGTGTTTGCTACATCCGGGACTTTGGATGCGGTCGATTCCGCCGGGCGTGAGCGGGAACACAACTACCAGAAGGTGTTAAAAGCACTTGAGCTTCGCCGGGACATCGAAAAAGCAATCGGTGACACAGACGTTGCACGTTCTGGTTCAGACCCACGCAAGTCAGCTTCACTGACCTGCTGGATCACCAACGGTTCAGTCGGTGCGGGTGACGGTGCCTTCAGCGCTGGCACAGGAACTGACACAGTAACCGGCGGCACTGACCGGGCGTTGACACTTGCCCTCATCGAAGATGGGATGCAGGACGCTTGGACAGACGGCGGCTCACCTGAGCTGATGATTGCCTCGGCCACAAACCGAGCCAATTTCTCAGACCTGTCAGCCTCTGGAAACTTGGTCAGCAACGACGTGAACATGACTGCCGCCAAGGAAGTCAGCTACGTCGGGTCTACCAGTGTTTTCTTGACCGACTTCGGTACTGTGCAAGCTGTTCCATCTCGGTTCCTTGGAAACGACCGCGTGTTCTTGATTGATCCAAACTTTGTGTCAATCTGCACACTCAACGGACGTAACTTCCTTGAGCAGGAACTGTCTCAGGACGGCGATGCAAAAACGTCGCACCTTCTCTGCGAGTGGGCATTGAAGCCTACCGCGCCTAAGGCACACGCAATGATTATGGACTTGAACGGTTCATAATAAATCTGAGGGGGCGGGCGACTGCCCCCTCTCTTTCATAAGGGAAAAGATATGAAGCGAGTTTTATACACAGACCCTCACACCGCAAAAGAAGTGGTTATGGATCAGCGCTCTGATGGCACTGACATCATTGAGACGACCCAGAGGTTCGACGGACTAATTAAGCTGAATAAGCAGATGAACAACGACTACCGCGCCAACGCAACAGTCAACACGCAGCGGCATGTACAGCATGTGGCGGAAATACCAAATGTCGTGTATAATCACCTGCTAGAGACACTAGGCCCGCCTGCCCAAAACCCAAAGGGCTGGAAGGCTTGGCTGAACAATAGCGAGAACCGAGACTTCAGGACAGGCGGCGGAAACGTATAATGGCAATTGCGACTTACACAGATTTGCAAGCATCAATAGCGAGCTTTCTAGCTCGGTCTGACCTGACCGCGCAGATACCTGACTTTATTGCTTTGGCTGAGGGTCGAATGAGCCGAGAGCTTGAGACGCGCAGTCAGGAAAAACGGTCAACCGCTACGTTGACTGCTGGTGACGAATATATATCCCTGCCGACCGATATGCGTGAGGTCAGGGAAGTAAAGTTAAACACCTCGCCGATTACTGTTTTAAAATACTATAGCCCTGTGGCTTTGGATGAGCAGTACGCATCAGCCGGAAACGGCAAGCCAAAGGGATTTAGTATTATCGGCGCTGAAATGAAGTTTCGCCCAATACCTGATTCAGGTTATCAGGCAGAAATTGTCTACATTGGAAGTATTCAGGCTTTGTCTTCGTCAAATACAACAAACAACATTTTGACGCGGTCGCCAGATGCTTATTTATATGGGTCTCTTGCAGAGGCTTATGCGTATCTTCTTGATGAGACAAGGGCGGCTCAATATATGGCTCGCTTTGAAAAAGCCCTTCAGGAAATAAAAATTGACGAGCAGCGATCTCATTACGGAACCGGAAGTTTACAAATAAGCAGTATTTATCAACGCCAATCGCAAGCAGCGGGGACTTAAACTATGAGTGCAATGAGTGATTATTTAGAGAACGAGATCTTAGATCATATTTTGGCCACTGGCGCATACACAATGCCGTCAGCAATTTATATTGGGCTGTCTACTGGTTCATTTGGCGATGACGCCAGTGGCACTGAGCTAAACGGAAACGGTTACACTCGCAAGGTTATAGCCTTCGATGCAGCGGTAGCTGGTACGGCTGACAATAGTGGTGCTGTTGAGTTTTCTGCTGCCACGGCAAGCTGGGGTACGGTAAGCCATTTTGGTTTGTTTGACGCCAGTTCTGGTGGCAACCTGTTAATCCACGGTGCCTTTACAGCCGCCAAGCTCATCGACACAGGCGACATTCTAAAAATAGCTGCTGGTGACTTAGACATTACGGCAGCCTAGTTAGCCAATGGCTACTAGTATCCCAACGCTTGAACAGTTAACAGGCAGTTTAGATGACTTGCCTGTTAGTCTGGACAATCTGAATGATTTGCCTTTTTTAAATCTTCAGCTTGAGCAGTTATCTGGAAGTTTAGATGATCTTCCGGCCAGCTTAGACAGCTTGGGGTCGTTGCCTTGGTGCAACCCAACTTTAGACCAGTTAGGCACTTGGGGTAGCCTAGAGTATATTGCCACTTTTGGTTACACGTTAGAAGAACTAGACAAACTAGACCGCTTATGTGTTCTTGTTGCTAGTGCTACAGCATCAGTATCGCTATCCGCTACTGGCGAAATATCTGACTTCTTCGCGCGAGCTTCGGTAAACATATCTGCTGCCACATCTGCCAACGCTACGTCTGATCTAGTTATGGCTGGTGCGGCTGATGCCGCCCTGTCTGTTGCGGTAAGCCCTCATAGTATATTAAAGTTTTCTGGGTCTGCCAGCGTTGCGACAGCCGCTTCAGGTTCTGTAAACCGCGTTAAAGAAACTAACGCGGCTGAACAGATAGCGATTTCTGGCACAGGTGTTTGTCTACGCAAAAAAGCCTTTGACTCTGCTGTCAGCGCTAACCTTTCTGTTGTCTGTGCTTCTCACGTTGAAGGTCGATTTGATGCGA